TGTTCCAGAGCTAAAAATATCTCCATCTCCCAAATAAGCATAATTGCCATTCACCGCTAAAGCGGATAATGCGGAATAATAACCAATCATATAATTTCCAACTTCAACCGGTAATTTTGGGTCAGAAATATCGATAATTCGTAAACCTTCGTAAAAATCCGCAATGTATGCATATTGACCCTGGATAATTACATCTCGAACATATGAATTCGAAACTGGATGAAATCCAACCTCTATAGGATATGCAGGTACTGATACATCAACGATGTGCAAGCCATCTTCTGATCCTATATAGACATAATTTTCTGTCGCAGTAACACTCCGAAGAGACGAAGTATAGTCAAGATTAATGCCTAGAAAACTAATTTCCCTCGGGGTTTCAGGATCTGAAATATTAATTATTCTAAGATTCCCAAAATCAATTACATAAGCATAATCACCATAGATAGATATATCCTCTAATTGAATATCGCCTCCCCAATTACCGATTAATTCAATATTCCATCCAGCACATGTTGAAGATATCACGGGCTGAACTATGTGAGTGGTGGAGTCGAAGTAAGGGATAAAAGAGCTAGAGGAATTTTGCTTCTTATTTATCTTGTTGGAAACCGTCGAGAATCGATTGTTCGGGCTATTTGTTGTAATATAATTCTCACTTCCATACGCCACATTAGAAGCAAAGATTAGAATAAGAACTAATGATCGTGAGAGTAAAACTCCTCTCTTCAAAAAAGGTGGTTCTATTGATGGGCGAGCAGTGCGTGGTAAGACCCGAGGGCGGATGTGCTAATGGCTAAAGCCAAAAGCAAAGTGAATGCGGCAAAAAACTATACCAAACCCGGTATGCGTAAGCAGTTGTTTGAGTCAATCAAGGCTTCAGCTACGCAGGGTACCAAGCCGGGTCAATGGTCGGCTCGTAAGGCACAGCTTTTGGCGAAGCGGTATAAAGAAAAGGGTGGCGGGTATAAGTCGTGAAGAAGCCTCAACAATCGTTAAAGGCTTGGACTAAGCAGAAATGGAGAACTAAAAGTGGTAAACGATCTTCTGACACGGGTGAAAGATATTTACCGGAAGCTGCTATCAAAGCTCTTTCCCCCTCCGAGTATGCCCGAACCACCGCCGCCAAAAGAAAAGGTAAAGCGCAAGGCAAACAATTTGTACGGCAACCCAAAGGCATTGCTGCTAAAACGCGCAGCTTCCGCCAAAAAGGCAAAGGCTAACCGGAAATGAATTACCGAAGTAAAAATCCAGTACGTAAATTTAATGTAGGTGGAGTCCCAACTACCTCTCGTATGGGGTATGGCGTGGAGTCTTACGACCCTACTACTTATCCATTCCCCAATTCAGGGGGCGGGGCAGGTCCGGCTGGGTCAACTACGAACAATACGATTACTGTGAATGGGCAGGATGTTGCTGCAACTGAGGATCAGGCATATACAGATCCTTATGCAGTAGAAGAAAGTCCTACGATGATGCGACGAGGTGGTCGGGTTAAGTCTAAAAAATCCAAGCCCCGCGCACGTGGTGACGGACTCGCTAAACGCGGAAAGACACGGGGTAGGTTTGTCTAATGGCTTATAACACCACGGCTACTACTAGTTTTAATCTCGACCTCAACAACATCGTTGAGGAAGCCTTTGAGCGTTGCGGGGCTGAGCTTAGAACTGGATATGAGCTTAAGACTGCCAAGCGTAGTCTTAATTTGCTTTTGATGGATTGGGCAAATCGTGGTGTGAATCTGTGGACTTTGGAAACAGGAACGCAGGCTTTGACTGCGGGTACAGGGACGTACGATCTTCCTGCTGATACGGTAGATTTGCTTGATCATGTAGTCCGTACAGGCACGGGACAGAATCAGATTGATATCAACATCAGTCGTATTTCCTCCAGTACTTACGTTGCGATACCTAATAAGAACGCAACGGGTAGGCCCATTCAGATTTGGATTGATCGGCGTACGGGGGCGACTGATTCTACGGGTGCCGTGGTCTATCCCCAGTTTACGGTTTGGCCTTTGCCAGATTCGAGTACCACGTACACCCTTTTTTATACCCGCCTACGTCGGATGTTCGATGTGGGTAACGGCGCTAACGGGCAGGATGTTCCGTTTCGTTTTCTTCCCTGCTTAGTTGCAGGCTTGTCCTATATGCTGTCGATGAAGATCCCCGGTGCAGCCGACCGCGTTCAAATCTTGAAAGCTCAGTATGACGAGGCTTGGGATCTAGCAGCGGGCGAGGATAGGGAGAAGGCTCCTGTTCGGTTTGTGCCGAGACAGGGATTTGTAGGCGGGTACTAATATGGGTAACCGATTCGCTTCTGGGAAACACGCGATTGCCGAGTGCGACCGTTGCGGATTCCGGTACAAGCTAAAGCAGCTTAAAGAGTTGGTCATCAAGACTAAGAACGTGAATATCTTGGTCTGCACTGAATGTTGGGAAGCTGACCAGCCTCAACTACAATTGGGCATGTACCCGGTTGACGACCCGCAGGCAATTAGGAACCCGAGACCGGATACGAGCTACACTGCTCCGGGTAATGACGGTGCTGGGGGTAGTAGAATGTTTCAGTGGGGTTGGAACCCCGTTGGAGGTTCGAGGGGGGTTGATTCGGATTTGACGCCGAATAACTTGGTGTCCCGTGGTGAAGTAGGTACTGTCACTATTAGTGTGACCTAGGAGAGACTGACATGAAAGATATGAGCAAGATCAAGCCGAATACTGATCCGACTGGGGAAAACGGCTATCCTGAGAAGGACGTAAACAAAGGCGTTACCCACATGAAGATGAAGGGTGCGGGTGCTGCGACGAAGGGTACGAAGTTCGTGTCTCAGGTGAACATGGGCTTTAACGGTAAAGTGCGGGACGGTTGGAGCTAAGGTAGCCATCGATGAACTACGCATCGCTCGTAACATTGGTACAGCAGTACTGCGAATCGACGGAATCGTCGTTCGTGGCGAATATCCCTACCTTTGTTCAGCTTGCGGAAGAGCGGATTTTTAACTCCGTTCAGATCCCAGCCATCAGAAAGAACTCGATTGGTACGCTTACTCCGGACAACAAGTATCTTACTTTGCCGGGTGATTGGCTTTCGACTTTCTCTTTGACGGTGATTGATCCGGTTACGAATGCACAAGAGTTCCTGTTGGATAAGGATGTGAACTTCATCCGTCAGTCTTTCCCTGATCCTGACACGACCGGAGTGCCGAAGTACTACGCAATTTTCGACGACAATACGCTTATTTTAGGGCCGACTCCTGATGCGGCTTATGAAGTCGAGATGCACTATTACTACTATCCGGAGTCAATCGTCACGGCTAATACGACTTGGCTTGGGGACAACTTCGAGACGGTACTGCTCTACGGTACGCTTCGTGAGGCTTATACCTATCTGAAAGGTGAGCAGGACATGATGACGTACTACGAGCAGAAGTATCAGGAAGCAGTTCAACAGTTGACGCGGCTTGGCGATGGGCTAAACCGGCGTGATTCGTATCGTAGTGGACAGGCTAGGGTTCCGGTTAATACATGATTTACCAAACTCAAACGACTAGCTTTAAGACCGAGTTGTTGTCGGGGGTACATGACCTTTCGACTGACACGATTAAGCTCGCGCTTTATACCGATAGCGCAGATCTGAGTGAAACAACGACGGTCTATTCCGCGACTAACGAGACGAGTGGCACGGGCTACTCAGCGGGTGGAGTGACGCTAACAGGGGTGACAATTGGTTCGTCAGATGGCGTAGCCTACGTTAGTTTCGACAACGCGGTTTGGAACCCGGCGACTTTCTCTGCAGCGGGGGGATTGCTCTACAATGCGAGTAAGAGTAACAAATCGATAGCGGTCTTGAGTTTTGGCGCGATCAAGACAGCTACTAACACCTTCACGGTGCAAATGCCGCCAAACACATCAAGCTCTGCGCTGTTACGTATCGTTTAAAGGAGATTTCAATGTTTAACGAGAAAACTAAGTCGCTTGACGCAGTTTCTGCTGCGCTCAATAAGACGCTCGGCGCAGGTGAAAGTGCCAGTGCCGGTGGTGTATACCGTATCGAATGCCGTGATAAAGACGGCAACCTGAAGTGGACTGCGGAGTCACACAACCTTGTTGTGAACGTGGGTCTTCAGGACATGAACGACAAGTACTTTTCTGGCAGCAGCTATACCGCCACGTGGTACATCGGCCTCTACGGTGCAGCGGCTACTAACACGCCTTCGGCTTCTGACACGGCGGCTTCGCACGGTGGTTGGACTGAAATAGTGCCTTACAGCAATGCAACGCGCCCAGCGTGCTCGTTTGGTTCAGCGACCAATGCTGACCCGTCTGTAATCAGCAACTCTGCTTCACCCGCGCAGTTTAATATCAATGCGACGGCGACGGTGGGCGGTGCGTTCTTGATCAGCGACAGCACTAAGAGTGGCACTACGGGCATCTTGTTTTCGGCGTCTGACTTTCAGGCTCCCGGAGACCGTGCAGTGACCTCGGGCGATATCCTCAACGTTACCTACACCTTCAGCCTCGCCGCTGTTTAAGGAGTGAGCTATGTTTAAAAAAGGCGATAATGTTCGCGTTAAAACAGTGGTTCCAGAAGGTCCAGTAGTTGCTTTGCGTATGGACGAAGACGGTCAGATTTATTGCCTACTTGAGTGGGTAGACATCGACGGTAAGTCTCAGCAACGGTGGTTTTTAGAAGATCAGTTGATCGGAGTCTGAAATGGCTCTGGTGCTCGCTGATCGAGTAAACGAGACTACCACAACAACTGGAACTGGGACTTTAACGCTCGCAGGGGCCGTTGATAAGTTTCAGTCTTTTGCTGTTATCGGTGACGGGAACGAAACCTATTACACGATAGCGCATCAGTCTGCGAACGAGTGGGAAGTAGGAATTGGTACCTACACAGCTACGGGCACGTTGCTTTCCCGAGATACCGTGCTGTCTTCTTCAAACAGCGGTAGCTTAGTTAATTTTTCAGCGGGCACTAAAAACGTCTTCTGTGATTACCCTGCTGGTAAAGCCGTATTTGAAGATACAAACAACGATGTCACTGTGGCAGGTAACATCACGGCTGGGAACGGTATCCTTCTTAACGCTGACACGATGAACGCTAATTTCACTATTAGCAGTGGATATAACGGTATCTCAGTCGGACCCTTTACTATTGCAAGTGGGGTGACGTTGACTATCGCTTCCGGACAAAGGCACGTGATCATATGAGCATTATTAAGTCTGGTACAACTAGCACTACGGCTTATACCGTCGAAGCCAATACCAACGGAGACTTGGAGTTTCAGGTAAACGGCAGCCTTACCGCGTTATCAATTGACTCTTCGGGAGCAGTCTCTTTACCTGCTTCTTCTCTCACTATCACTTCCGGTGCCACCCTCAACGGTGGCGTAGTCGTTAACGAAGATGGTGCAGACGTTGACTTTCGGGTGGAAGGCGACACCGACGCGAATCT